CCATTTAATAATTCTAACAAATCATCTATTGCACTGTGTCTATGAGAATCTTCTAAAACAGTTTTATAAACATATTTAGAGTTTACAAGTTTTGCCATATCATGGTAAGCTGAATAATTTTTATCTCTTAGATCAATTTGATACGAGTCGCCACAGAATATCATTTTCGAGTCTTTACCCAATCTTCCTATTGCCATAGCTAATTGTGATCTAGTTAAATTTTGAAACTCATCTACTATTACAATTGAATTATCAAATGTTCTACCTCTAAAATGAGCTAATGAACATAATTCGATTTGTTCTTTACTTTCCATTTTTTCTAATATCATTGGCTTATTGTATACCTTTCGCATATTAGAACGTATAGGAACTAACCAAGGTTCCATCTTTTCTTTTTCAGATCCCGGTAAGAATCCATTATCTTCTATAGATACTGTTGGTCTTGTTATAATAATCTTATTATATTGTCTTTTGAAAAATTGATCTAAAGCTACTTGAACTGCTAATAGCGTTTTACCTGAGCCTGCTTTTCCTACTACAAAATTATATGGGAATTTTAGAATCTCAGCTTTAGCTCTTTTTTGTTCTTCAGACAGAGTAATTGAAAACCTTACACTACCTTTCGGGGGTGTTTTATCTTTATTCGATTTAGTCATATTTAGACTCCTCTTACTAACTTATTTTATATAAATATCTAATTCCGCAAAAAAGCCCCCGAATGAACGGAGGCCTTCTTGATTAAAATAAAACTACTTCTTCGTGAAGAAAGAAGCTAGTATAACTAGTACGACTAGTCCAATAAAACCACCATTACCTAGTGTAGTTAATAGTGAAGTTAAATTAGCTACTACGTCCATGCCTAGTACGCTAGCACCAGTCAATACGTACCATAAAATTGCTAATGGAATTAAACCCATAAAGACTGTTCCCAATCCGGTTAAAAAACCATTTACCATCTTAAATACTGAATCCATAATTTTTCTCCTATTATGATTTACGTGTTTTGTTGCATTATTGCAATCGAAAGCATGTCAACCCAGTTTGGGTCTTAGAATCTAAACCCGAATCCTAATGTAAGATTCGTAGTTTTTTCTCCTGTATTGTAAACAACCTTTGGGTCAACATAAATATTGTTTCTTAAAGTAAACAATTTACCTGCCCCAAAAGACATACCATCCGTAGATAGTCCGTCTGTTGCTAAATAAGCAAAATATCCTTTTACAAAATATCTTGCATGGAAATCAATATCCATATCTGCTGACGAATCAGCTTGTGAGATTGAACAACCTACCATTAAGTTATCCATTACACCATATCCAATTGTTGGTGAAATCGACCATTCTGTCCAAGCAGTATTTGCAATATCGCCTGTTCCTACATACCAGTCACCTGATGTTTGTGCTTGTGATGCAAAAGTGAATCCGCATACTAAAGCTAGTGTTAAAATTAAATTTCTCATAAAATTCTCCTGTAATTTACATTAATTAAATTTACATGCTTTCGGAGTATTAAATACCATAACCTCAATTTTCGAAACCTTTCTTTGTAACCTTTGTTCTTTATTATAATTATCTGAGTTGGTATTTAATAAAGAGGGTTTCGTATTCTTTTTTTATCTGTTTTACAACCTTTGTTATATACTGAGTTTTAGCCCCAGTCATCTCTCTTATAAGGATATACAAAGCTTTTTTATTATATGTTTCTATATTTTCCCTTGACTTAAATAATTCTAGGACAGCATAAGCTATTGCTTTATCTCTATCTAATCTGAATCTTTCATCTACTTTGCTTTCATAGTGTTTTATAAATTGGTCCATAAAATCTACTATACCTTCCATAGTACTATTATTGTGTACCTCTGTTCCTACGTTCCTTTGCCAATCTATATGATTTACACTTGCTTTGTTTATTAACCTTTTATAATTTTTATTATTATTTTGAATTAAATAATTTTTTGCTACAATTGAAAAGTAAGAAAAAGCTTTTCCTTTGTCAGCAGTATACTTTGGGAGTTTAGTTAAAAGAAAAGATACCACTTCACTTTTAACATCTTGCGGTCCTCCGTCCATATAAACAAACTTGAATCTATTAATAATATTTTCAGCTAATTTGAATATGGCTTTATTTATATGATCATTCCAAATTTTATTTCTTTTCTTTTCACAAGGTTCACTATTATAAGCTATTATAGCCCTCTCAGTAGTTTCAGTAAAATACATTTTATTTTTTCTAGGTCTACCTCTCTTATTTAATATTATTTCTTTTGGTTTAGATTCTTCTTTATAAAATATATCTACTGGACTATTCACCTTTTAGCTCCTTTTGTAATTCTTGGATAATTGTTTTCAATTGATTAAATACTTGGCCTACTTCGTCGTCTGATTCGAAGCCTCCCTTTCCATCTGCAACTTTCATAGCATTGAAAGCATTAGATATTTTTTTATGATTATCTAACATTTTATTTTCTATCTTTTCGATATAGTCTACTTGCCCTTTTATAACTCTATCTTGTCTATAAAATAAATAACTTAAAGCTAAGACACAAATTCCTAATATTATTTCTAATACCATATTCTACTCCTTAAAAAAATCTTTGAATAATTCGTTTGCAGAATCGCTTGCAGCTTTAATTTTTGGTGCTGTATTTCTTAACTTTGGTTTTTGTTTCAAATTATTACCAATAGACTTAGCATAGTGGTTATGCTCTATTCTAGAAGCCATGTGATCTGCATGATGCAATATAGTTGGTAAATTACTTTTTATTTCCTTATCAGTATTAAAGGTCTTTAAGTATTGTGCATTTGCTTCGTCATATAAACCATCGTGTAATCTAATTCCCATTGCTTCATTGTACGTATAGGAAATACCATTCTGAGCTAATAAAAATAAAGATCTATCTGGTACAGACATATAGTCTAGTTCAGGGTTAAACTTGTAAAGCTTACCTTGATTCTTTCTATGCCACTCTGAAGGGTTTGGTATATAATAATCATTTTTCATATCTCCAACTTTACCTAAGTCATGATTTAATGCAGCAAATGTTAGTTCTTCATCAGTATAATTTTTATCTGCTTCCATTTCTTCCCACTGCTTGGATATTCTTTTTGCACATTCAATAACCCTTAATACGTGATCAACGTATCCACCAGCAAAACAATTATGATAATGAACTATACCAGATGCAGGTGCTAACATCATTCTTTCTGCTAACATATCATACATGTTATTTAGTCTTACTTTCCTTTCACCATCAAAGCTATCAATAATAGTTTTTAGCTTATTCCAGTTTTCTAATATTTTTTCTTCTGTTAAATTCATGAGTTTATCTCCGTTAAAACTTTATCCCAGTATCCTAGTGTTGCTGGGTTATCTATTCCTCTTGGTCCTCCATTCCAACATCTTGCCATTTCTTCTGCAGTTGTTAAACCGTAATAGTCACAAAAGATGTTAAACATTTCATAGGATTTTTTTTCATTCCATCTATCGTTATACGTATATCTGTGGAGGGAACCCTTTCTTTTTAAGATTCTATTTACATCGTCTACCATACATTTTCTGATTTGTAATATACCAACTGCATCTTCACCTTTTGCATGAGCTTGGGGATTTCCTCTACTCTCAACTTGTATAATTGCATTCATAATATCAATAAAGTCTCTACCAGGAGCAGAGTCAAATATTTGATATCTTAAATTTAACGAATCTAATTGTAGCTCTAAGCTATCAACTATGCATTGATTTAGGCTATCTTGTTCTAATAGTAAATTTTGTTGTTCTTCAGCTTTATCTATTCTTTCTTGTAATCTATTTATTTTTGCAAAGTTAAATAAAAAGTTTATTCCAAAAAATAATAAAGCAAAGTATAGTAAATATTTAATTGAGTCCATATTAATCTAATAATAATTTTAATTGGTTTTTATTTCCAACTTCAATATCCTTACCGAATTCTTTATTAACAGAAGTAGGACCATATCCTAGAGATAAGGCTAATCTTCTGCATATAGTCTTAAATTCCTTTGTAGTTAAATTCGACGGGATTTCCATCTCTATTTTTTCAGCTTCTCTACTTTTATCTCCTCTA